ACGACACCGTCGACGCCCTCTGCTGGCGGTTCTACGGCCGCACTGCCGGCGTCACCGAGGCCGTGCTTGAAGCCAACCCCGGCCTGGCCGACCACGGCCCAATCCTGCCGCAAGGCCTTGTCGTCAACATGCCCGAAGCCCAAACCACCGCGCCCCAACGGCAGATGGTGCAGCTATGGAATTGACCCTGCGGCACCCAGCCCTTGAACCCACCAACCCTGGACAACGGAATGAAGCGCATGCCTGACCGTCCCGACACCTGGGCCTGGCTCGCAGCCTGGCTCGAACAGAACTGGCCGACTCTTTACGCCGGAGTCCTGGCCCTGATCATCGCTGCCCTGCGGATCATGTACGGCGGCGGCACTTTCCGCCGCATGGTGGTCGAGGCCCCGCTGTGCGGCACGTTGGCCCTGGCTGCAAGCCACGGCCTGGCATTGCTGGGAATTCCGACATCCACCGCGCCGTTCTTCGGCGGGGTTATCGGGCTACTCGGCGTTGAAGGCACCCGCGCGGCGGCGAAGAAGTTTTTCAACCGGAAGGCAGAACAGCTATGACAACCCTTCGCCACGGCGACCGCTCGCAAGCGGTGCTGATCCTGCAAAAGAATCTCAACAAGCACGGCGCCAACCTGGTGCCGGATGGGCATTACGGCGACGCCACCGAAGCCGCCGTGCGTACCTACCAGGTCAAAGTCGGCCTGGTCGCCGATGGCGTAGCGGGCACCAAGACCCAAACCAGCCTTGCCGGTGGCGATTGCACCCAGCTGCTGCGCAACACCGACCTGATGACCGCTGCCGATCGCCTCGGCGTGCCGCTGGCGAGCATCTATGCGGTCAACGAGGTGGAATCCAAGGGCAAGGGCTTTCTCGACAACGGTAAGCCGGTGATCCTGTTCGAACGCCACATCATGTACCGTCAGCTCGCCAAGACCCGCCACCCAGGCGATGACGCGGCCGAACTCAAGCGACACGCCGACCAGCTCGCCGTCGCCAACCCTGCCCTGGTCAACCCGAAGTCCGGCGGTTACAGCGGCGGCACCGCCGAACATCAGCGCCTGGCCATGGCCCGTCTGATCGATGACACCGCCGCACTGGAGTCAGCTTCTTGGGGCGCATTTCAGATCATGGGCTTTCAATGGCAGCGTCTCGGCTATGCCAGCGTGCAGGACTTTGTGGCGGCAATGAGCGCCGGCGAATCGCAGCAGTTCGACGCGTTCACCCGCTTTATTGAAACCGACCCGGCGCTGCACAAGGCGCTCAAGGCCCGCAAATGGGCCGAGTTCGCCAAGCTCTACAACGGGCCGGACTATCTGCGAAACCTCTATGACACCAAGCTCCAGCGCGCCTACGAGCGGCATGCCGACTGCGAATGCGGACAAGGGGTGGCGGCATGATCGACTTCGACGCGTTGGAAAAGCCGCGGGTGCAGGACGGCGACCTGCTGGTGGTGCCGGAGTCGACCGAACAGAGCGACATGGAATTGTTGGCCGAATCCATCCAGATCATGAACGGTGCCCGAGCCGTCATCGTGCGCGGCCCGATCAAGCAATTCGACACCGCTGCCATGAACAAACTCGGTTGGTATCGCGCATGACTACCCTGCGCCAAGCCCTGTGCGGCATCGCCCTGCTCGGCGCCCTGGCGCTGCTGGTCTGGGGCCAGGAAGCGCGCATCAACGTTGCCGAGGAGAAAACCGAACTGGCAAAGGCTGCGGCCAAGGCCGCCCGTGAAGATGCTGACCGCAACCTTGCCACCGCCAACACCCTCAGCGACACCCTGAAACAGGAGCGTGACGCACAGAGCCAGCTGCGCAGCCAGCACGACCAACTGCGTCTGGGTCTAGCGAAGCGTGAGCGCACCATAGAGGAGCTGAAACGTGAAAACGACGAACTACGCAACTGGGCTGATCAGCCTTTGCCTGACGCTGCTCGCCGGTTGCGCGAGCGCCCCGCCCTCACCGGCGCCGCAGCTTACCGTGACTGGCTGTCCGGCCGTGGTGCCGTGCGTGCTGCCGGCGACAAGCCCGCTCAATAACGGCGATCAACTCACTGACCAGGACCGCGCCGAAGCCGCCTGGGCGGAATGTGCCGCCCAGGTCGATATGGTCTACAAACACCAGCAGGCCAACCCATGAACAAACCCGCAAGCCTGCGCGCTCACCTCTTGGCCACCGTCGCCGACTTCAAACACGATCCAGACCGCCTGCTGATCTTCATCGACAACGGTAAGGTCCGGTGCACTGCTGCGCACACGCTGTCGTTTGAATACAGCTTTGATCTGCAGATCATCCTTACCGAGTTCGCCGGCCACCCCGATAGCGTGATGCTGCCGATTCTGGCCTGGCTCAGCGTTAACCAGTCTGAGTTGCTGGAGAACCTGAACAAGGTCAACGATGGCATCCAGTTCGAAGCCGATATCCTCGACAAGAACAAAGTAGACCTCAGCATTACCCTGGCGCTGACAGAGAAGGTTGTCGTAGGTAAAAACGACCAAGGCAACACCACCGTGAAGCACCCGAACGAACCAGTGTACGTGGTGGGGTATCTCGATCCGAACTGGAAGCCTGGCGCACAGGGCAACACCAGTGAGTGGAGGGTGCCGGATGGCGAATAACCTGGAGGCGCTGGAGACCTGGGCGGCGGTGCTGTTGGATCGGCTGGAGCCAGGGGAGCGCAGCAAGCTGGCGCGGAGTATTGGGCAGGAGCTGCGGCGCAGTCAGCAGAAGCGGGTGATGGCGCAGGAAAACCCGGACGGAAGCAAGTATGCGCCGCGTAAGCAGCGGAATCTGCGGGGGAAGCAGGGTCGGGTTAAGCGGAAGCTGGCGATGTTCAAGAAGCTGCGGACTGCGTCATATCTGAAGGTCCGTGGTGATAGTAATGCTGTGACAGTGGGCTTCACCGGGCGTGTCGCCCGGATTGCAAGAGTCCACCAGTACGGTTTGAAAGATCGTGCAGAGCGCTACGCCCCTACAGTAAAGTACGAACAACGAGAAATATTAGCTTTCACAAGCAGCGATCTCGACTTGATTAGAGACAAACTACTTTTCCACTTTGCTGCGCAAAAAACTTAGCTTCCAGGACAGATTACAGTCTCGGAAGCGTACATCTCCCATTAAAAATCTGAGGAATTAAATGTCAAGCTGGTCAGGTATATCACTCGACGGGATGGTGATTTTAGAAACTCAAAACCACTATGACGAGTGGTACTTTCTAAAAACCGAAAGAGTCATTGAGAATTTCGAAGCATATGAACTTGAAGAGAATTTCGGCGGGCCACCTGACGCAATCTTAAGCACATATACATACAGAACATCTGCAGCGACACTTCGCAAAAGGCTCGATCTTGCGGGCTACAACTATACGACATTGGAGCACGAGTTCGCAGAGCAGCACCAGCAGCTAATGTCCGATCTAGACAACATGCTAGAACTTTCACCCGAGAGAGTCCGACCTTTTTATGAAACCATTAAAAATTCAAAACTAAATCAATGGATAGCTTGTTTAAAAATCATAAAACACAACAAAGAAGACATTAGCTCTTACACCTTCACAAAAGAAAATCTTCATCTAAAAGAACTTTTAGCGTTCATGCTCGGCGTAGATCTATATTATACACACTACCCGACATGTGGGAATTACGATTTTCCATGTACATCAGAAGAAGGCTACGCAGTCGCTCTGTTAGAAATCACACCAGATGATACCTACTGCATACTAGACGTCACAGAATTGGTCGATGGCGGCTGGACTGAAAAGTTTGACGATCTTATTGAATACCATCAAGAATTTACTCGTTTCTATGACGTATTTTCTGGATCATTAAAAGACATCCAAAGTTTAATGGTGCTCTCACCCCAAAATGAAACACTTGCACGACTACTGTACGCCGCAACAATAACAGCCATGGAAACATATCTCTCAGATACTTTAAAAAAACAAGTATTGAATAGGGAGGCGATCAAAAAGCGCTTTGTAAAAAATCATGACTTTTTCAAAAAAGAAAAGTTTACACTTTCTGAAATATATGAAAAGTCAATTTCAATGAACACCATGATCATTTCCGAAATAGACAAAATAAGCTTTCACAATTTATCTAGAATCCCAGCGATGTACAGCTCTGTACTCGCAACAAACTTCCCAAACGACCAGCTTTCAGCCCTTAAGAAAGCGATAGACAATCGCCATGATATTGTCCATCGAAATGGCAAAGACACCTCTAACAAGCCGTTAAAAATCTCAATGAAAGATGTAAGTTCAGTTATGATCCTTATTGACGAAACCGTTAAACACATTGACAAACAAATCAAGGATGGCTTACTCGACGACGACTAAATTGAGTGCAACCTTTCGGCCCTCTTGTAACCTCGGTACCTACAAGACTTGAAAGATGCACTCCCGCGCACGTGGCGCCACCATCGGCGCCATGAACGACTTCGCCGCCCTCTCCCGCATGCTCGAAAACCTCATCCGCTTCGGCGTCATCGCCGCCGTGCAGATGGAGCCCCCGCGCGTGCAGGTAAAAACAGGTGAACTCACCACCGCCTGGCTGCCCTGGCTCGCCCTGCGCGCCGGCTCCGACCGCGAGTGGGATCCGCCCACCGTCGACGAACAGGTGATCCTGTTCAGCCCATCCGGCCAGCTCGCCAATGGTGTCGTCCTCACCGGCCTATTCAGCGACCACATCCCCGCCAACGGCAACCGCGCCGGCCTGCACCGCCGCACCTACTCCGACGGCGCGGTGATCGAGTACGACAGCGTGGCCCATAACCTGAACGCCATCCTGCCCGACAGCGGCACCACCAGCCTGGTAAGCAAGGGCGGAATCAACATCATCGGCCCGATCAATCACCAGGGCGATTACAACCAAACCGGCAACCAGAACGTGGTGGGACTTGTGACCGTCTCCGAAGACGTGGTCGCCGCCAACATCAGCCTGGTCAAGCACCTGCACGGCGGTGTGCTGGTGGGCAGCGCGAAGACGGGGAAACCAGAATGAACCGAGAAACCGGCGCCGCCATCGGCGAGCTGGCCCACATCGGCCAGAGCATCACGGACATCCTCACTACCCGCATCGGCACCCGTGTAATGCGCCGCGAATACGGCAGCTTGCTGCCCGAGCTGGTGGATCACCCGTTCAACGACGCCACCCGCCTGCGGGTCTACGCGGGCACGGTCATGGCGCTGATGCGCTGGGAGCCCCGTATCAGCCTCAGCCGCGTGCAGTTCGTCGGCGCGAACCTGCAAGGGCAGTCGGTGCTGGAGCTGGAGGGCTCTATCGTCGATAGCAATGAGCCGCTGAGCTTGAGCGTTCCGCTGCAAATGGGTGGCGGCGTATGAATTCCTTTGCCGCGATTGACCTCAGCCAGCTCCCGGCGCCGCAG